AAGATAAAACAACCAAGAAGACCTCACGCACTGATGCTACTCGTGAAAAAACAAAGAGAGCACAACCTTGGCGCCCACCGTCAAGCTTAGAAGCGCCGCCTGCGCCTCCAGGATTTAAACATAGGTGGATAAGAGCTGAAACATTAGGAACCGAAGACAGAAAGAATATGGCTGGTAGACTTCGAGAAGGATTCGAGCTAGTTCGTGCTGATGAGTTTCCTGATTTTCACGCACCTACAATTGAAAATGGATCGCATGCTGGTGTCATAGGAGTTGGTGGATTATTGCTTGCTCGTATACCCGAAGATATTGTTGAACAAAGAGCAGAGTATTTTGCAGAACAAACTAAGACGCAAGAAGAATCTGTAGAAAACAATTTATTCAAAGAGCAGCATAGAAGTATGCCTATTTCAGCCGACAGGCAGAGTAGGGTTACTTTTGGTAGTGGTAGAGGCAACGACAAAAATTAATTTTTTGTTATGAGTCCTATCACTTTTTAACTAACTGGTTAAGGAGGACTTATAACCATGGCAAACAAAGACGCACCATTCGGTTTTAGACCTGCAAAGATGTTGGGTGGAGCACCTTTTAATAACGGCCAAACAAGTTATGGCATAGCAAGTGGATACAACACAAATATATTTACTGGCGATGCAGTTGAATTGCACACAGACGGTACTGTTACCGTTGGTGCTGCAGGGCAAACTAATTTAATTGGCGTATTTAACGGATGTTTTTACACTGACTCAACAGGTAAGCCGACATACTCAAAACACTGGCCAGCTGACACAGTAGCTAGTGATGCAGTAGCATTTGTCATCGATGATCCAAACGTGATTTTCGTGGCACAAGAAGACAGCACCGATATTGGGGCCTCATGGCCTGCTAATAGAGGATCGAATGCTGACTTAGTATCAACCCACGCAGGTAGTGTAAAAACTGGTAGATCTGGTATGGAACTAGATTCTAGTACAATCACTGCTGCAACAGCACAATTTAGAATAATTGACCTTGACACTGATGAGTACAACAATGAATCATCAAGTGCTAACGGAAACTATCTCGTTAGAATCAACGAAGGTCTTCATTATGCTAATACTGCTGGTATTTAATAGGAAGGACTAATAAATGGCTATATCAAGAAGTCAACTCGTAAAAGAGTTAGAACCTGGTCTTAATGCATTGTTTGGTCTTGAATATGCAAGATACGAGCAGGAGTGGTCAGAAATTTTTGACACAGAAACTTCAGACAGAGCGTTTGAAGAAGAAGTAGAACTTTCTGGCTTTGGTAGTGCACCAGTTAAAGCTGAAGGAGCAAGCGTACAATTTGACGATGCTACAGAAGCTTTCACTAGTCGTTACTCACACGAAACAATTGCTTTAGCATTTGCTATTACTGAGGAAGCAGTAGAGGATAACCTTTACGATAGCCTAAGTTCTAGATACACAAAAGCTCTAGCACGTTCAATGGCCAACGCTAAAGAAATTAAGGGTGCTAATGTTCTTAACAGAGCATTTAACTCTTCATTTACTGGTGGTGACGGTGTTGAATTATGTTCAACTGCACACTTAACAGTAGCAGGTGGCAACTATGCCAACGAACTATCAACATCAGCTGACTTGAACGAAACATCTTTAGAACAAGCATTAATTGACATTGCTGGTTTTATTGACAATCGTGGACTTAAAATCGCTGTTAAAGCGACTAAGATGATCATTCCAGTTAATCTTCAGTTTGTAGCTGAAAGATTAATGAAGAGTCAGTTAAGAACTGCAACTTCAGATAATGACATTAATGCAATCGCCAACATGGGTATGATCCCTGGCGGATACGTTATCAATCATTATTTGACAGATACAGACGCATTCTTCTTAAAAACTGATGCTCCAAATGGTTTGAAGCATTTTACTCGTGCACCAATCAAAACTTCTATGGAAGGCGATTTTGATACAGGTAACGTAAGATACAAAGCTAGAGAGAGATATTCATTTGGATTCTCTGATCCTAGAGGTATCTTTGGTTCACCAGGCGCATAATAAATAAAAATGGAATGGGGGTATATCCCCCATTCTTTCTTGCAAAATATTTCAAAAAACGTATATATTAAATATAGTTACATAGACTGCTAACGCAGACGATATAGAGACTATGTAACAAGGTCTATATAACCAAGGAGGTTTAAAAATGGCTAACTCAACATTTAGCGGTCCAGTAAGATCAGAAGGTGGTTTTAACGTAATCAACAAAGCTACTGCTACTGGTGTCGTAACAGAAACAGGTTTTTCTGTAAACTCTACTGGTCAACTAGTTTCTATGGGAACTAGAAAAATACAATCATTTGTAGGTACATTAGCTAGCACAGATGCAGCATCAACAGCATATGGTGATGGTGATGTTCTAGTAGAATTAGGTGCACTAAATACAGACGCACCTGATGGCTTAGTAACACCTAGCAAATTTTTTATACATAAAGCATTAATTGGTATAACCACAGCTGCAGGTCAAACTTTAGTTGGTGGACTATCATTAAGTGCAACTTCTGGCACAGCTACTAATACAGCTGTATCATCTGGAACAGAAATAGTTGGTGCAGGTGTTGCATCTTTTAATCCAAGAATTTCTGCTACAGATTCAGTGACAGAAGTAGACATTAACTTTAACAACACAGCAGGAAATTATCACGTGTTTGCACCAAATATTACAGCAGCTATTGCAAGTAAAAATTTATACGCTTTTGCAACAACCGCTGTAAATGCAGACATCACAGCAGGTAGATTTACTGTTGAGTTAGAGTATTCAGTATATTAAAATTAGTGGGGCTTCGGCCCCACATGTTCTTGATTAAGGAGGGAACATGGCAGATACAGTAACAGGACCAACAATACTACAACAAAACGATAACAGAGTTGTTATCAAAATAGTTGTACAATCAGACGGATCAGGTAGCACAACAGTTATGGGCGATGTTTCAGCATTAGATGCTAGAAAAGATGGCACAGCTGTAGCACATTTAGGTTTACTTAGAGTTTGGTATTCTTGTCAAGGTGGCGATGGGGGTAACTCTTTTGCACGTTTAGATGAAGAAGATTCAGATGGAGATATTCCTATAATTGGATTGACAGGCGCAGCATATTGGGATTTTAGAGAGTTTGGTGGAATACCAGCAGACAAATCTAGTAACAGTAATCAAAGCGATGTAAATTTCGTTATACCTAGTACAGCTGATTCAGGCAACATGTACACAGTTATAGCAGAGTTTCAAAAAATATATTAGGAGTAACATATGCCTACATACTCAGGTACTAACGCATTTACTCTTACAATAGAAGAGGTTATAGCAGAATCATATGAACGATGTGGTTTGTTTGTAAGATCTGGTTATGACTTAAAAACATCTAGAAGAAGTTTAAATTTACTTTTTGCTGAATGGGCAAATAGAGGCCTTAATCTTTGGACAATAGAACAAAGAACAAAGACTCTTACTGCTAGCACATCGTCTTATGACTTAGACACAGATTTAGTTGATATATTATCTGCCGTAGTAACTGAAGCTAGTGACACTACAGTTGACAGACAAATAGAAAGAATTAGTAGAGCAGAGTATTTAAACATTTCTAAAAAATCTACCTCAGGTTCACCTACACAATTTTATATTGAGAGAACTATAACACCTAAATTATATGTGTATCCAACACCTGACTCTGCTGACACTTTTAAATATTATGCGATGAGTAGAATACAAGATGCAGGATCTTATACAAATAATCCAGAAATACCTTTTAGATTTTTACCATGTTTAGTATCTGGTTTAGCTTACTATATCGCTATGAAAAAAGCACCCGATAGAATAGGGTTATTAAAACAAGTTTATGAAGATGAATGGATGAGAGCATCATCAGAAGATAGCACAAGATCAGGTATTAAGATTGTACCTGATATAGGAGTAATATAATGGCAAGAGCTAGTGGTAAATATTCAAAAGCTATATCAGATAGAAGTGGTTTTGCTTTTCCATATTCAGAAATGATTAAAGAGCACGATGGTGTGCTTGTACACAAATCAGAGTTTGAACCAGAACATCCACAAGAAGATAATCCTGCTACACATAGAGCAGATGCAGAAGCTTTAAAAGATGCTAGACCTGACAGGTCAGAGCCTGTACAAGTTATAGTAGGTACAAAAACTTTTTTTGATCAAAACAATACAATGTCACCACAAAAACAAAAAACAATTATAATGAAAGCATCAGTTAGTGGTGTGACCGTGAGTGTATCATGACAACATATTCAGAATTAGTAACACAAATTAGAGATTATACAGAGGTAAGCACAGATGTTTTATCTGATACAATTGTAAATGATTTTATAGAACATACAGAAAATAGAATATTTAGAGATGTAGACATTGATGTATTTAAGTCTAATCAAACTGCAAACTTAACAGCAAACAATCCTTTTGTATCATTACCAGGAGGATCAGCACCCGACCCTACATCTTTAGGTACAATAAGAACTATGCACATCTTTCCAGCATCCGGAACACCAACAAGAACGATGTTAGAACAAAGAGATGTATCTTTTATGACAGAATATGCACCAGATAGAACAGCAACTGCTACACCAGTGTACTGGGCTTGGTGGGATCATAACTCATTAATAGTTGCACCTACACCAGATCTTGCATATAATGTAGAACTGGGAATCACAAGATTACCAACAAGATTGTCTAGTACAAATACAAGTTCTTGGATTGGCAGTAATGCACCAAGTGCTTTATTATACGGATGTCTTGCCGAAGCCTTTAAGTTTTTAAAAGGTCCAGCAGAAATGCTGCAATTATACGAACAATCATATCAACGATCAATACAAGAGTTAGCCGTAGAGCAACAAGGTAGACATCGTAGAGATGAGTATATGCACGGGGCAATAAGATTGCCTATTAAATCAACAAGTCCATAAGGAGGATAAAAAATGGCAATAACACAAGCTGTGTGCACTAGTTTTAAACAAGAACTTTTAACTGGCACTCATAACTTTACAGCAACATCAGGTGATACCTTTAAGATTGCATTGTATACAAGTTCAGCTTCTTTAGATGCTTCGACTACTGCTTTCAGTACGTCTAATGA